CCTTTATCTAAAGTATAATTTTTAGTTCTATTTGTATAATTTCCTGAAGTTATCTTTTGTATAGTTGCTTCTATATTAGATTCACTAAAATTAACTAATTCTCCTTGAGAGAAATTATTAGCATTGAGATATACAAATCCAATTTCAGTAGACGTTCTACTAACAACTTGAGCGATTGCTCTACTTGTCTTTCCTGTAATTTTTTCGCCTATTAATGCATTTGTATCTAAAGCAAGACCAGAAACAAAGGTTAATTTATCTAATGTAGCATCACTTGAATCCTTTGATTCATATACTGCCAATATATTAACAGCATCTGGTACATTTAGAGAAATTTCTTCATCTTCAACTCTTATACCATAAACATCACTAGGACTTAAATTAGTTGATAATGTTGATATACCTGCAGTTCTTGTTACCTGTACTTGTGAACTTCTTACAAAATCTTTAGACTTACTAGTAAGTCCAATCTTTTTCATTGTAACGTTAACAGTACAATTACTATTCTGTGCTAATCCACTAAACTGTACATCATTACCATTATTAGTAATAGTAACTTGATCTCCTGTTAAAGGTTCTGTTGTACCATCTGCATATGCAATAGAATACTTTTCAGCATCAAATGGTTCAAAGAAAGCACTGGCAATTCCAGAAGAAACATCTAAACCATCTTCAGATGTTATAGTTAATGCTTTACCTGAAACTGATTTACCTGTGATTTGGCGACTTATTACTAAATTAGAATTTGAAAGATCTACAGCAGAAATATTTTTCTTGGGCAATCTACTATAAAGACTTGCACCAGATAGATTAGTAATCTTTGGTGATTTAATTCTAAATGCAGAAGTTGTACTCACACCAGCATTTAAAACTGATCCATTATTAACATCTACAACATCAGATACACTTGCAAGTGTTAATGTTGAACCATCTGCTGAAATTTCTGTTACTCTATTAAAAATTGGATCAGCAACATCTCCTCTATTATATGAAATTATTGCATCTGTTTTTATACCAACTACTCCAGCAAATCTTCTTCCAGGTGCTGAAGCACTAGTAGCAGTAACATTTAATTGATCTGTTATTGAGAAATTAGGTAAAATACGATCATAAAGAACAGCATCTGCACTAAAATTAGATACTAAACCATTACCAGAAGCTTGGAATACTGATTTAATATCTTCAGTTGTATAACTATTAATTTTTATAATTGATGATGAAGTAGCATTTCCTGAAGTATCACTATTTCTTTCATTAAATATTAAAACTTCTCCAGCAACAAATGTTCCTGTAGTTTGAGATAGACTTATCTCACCAGTATTTGGAGTGTCTGCAATATATCCAATAGCACCACTAGTTAATCCTCTAACTTTAGTACCATTTGAATGTGATCCTGGATTTGAAATACTTAAAGTTGTATATGTTTGAACGTCCCAAAGATGTAAATCAAATTCAGTCGATGCTGCTGTATAAGGTGCATCAGAAACACTGAATGAATATACACGAGCATCACCAATCTTTATACCATTATTTGTATTACTTACCTTTCTCTGATTATATAATCCAATAGTATTAGCAGTACTACCCCCAATATTAATCCAAGGAGTTCCAGCAACATTATTAACTTTTAGCAAACTACCCATTTTAAATGGAATAGATGATGATTTAATCGTTTTCGTATCTCTTGGTTTCTCTACATCTAAAACTGTTGTTCCTGATAAAGAAACATCAAATCCTCTAACATATGCCTTTCCTGGAGAAAGTTTAACACACATTAAATCTTCTGATGGTGTATTACCTTCATCAGTTTTTTGTTCTTCTGTATATAATCCATTAGAACCTACTTCATCATTTAATGAATTTTGTACTTCTACTTTAAATGGATTTACTGAATAATCCCCAGATTCATCAAAAGTTCTTGCTGCAAAATACTTTTTAATTTCAGAATATACTGAAGTATTCTGAACTTTTTTAATTTGACCGTCTCTAACTCTTAATAATTCAACAAAATTAGTATCTTCATAATCAGTTAATGCTTTCTTTGTTAATTTAACACTGATTTTAAATCTATCAGCACCTGGTGCAGCATAGTTTGTAAATCCCTTTGCATTATCAAATAGACTAGGATCGTCATTAGCATTAATAATTTGCTCCAATACTTCAAATCCAACCCTATATGATGGAATATTATTATATGGTTCTAATACTAATGTTGATTTAGTTACATCTACAAATGTACCCCTAATGAAATATACACCATTTTCAACATTAAATGAAGATCCAATATGAGATGCATTTTCTGGTTCTAAAGTTAAAACAGTTTCACCTGCTAATAAAGTGGTATTTCCATAAGTAACGTTCTCTTCTAATACTAATATTTCGCCATTTGGAAATAATTCACTTGTTGCATTACTTCCAGATTCAACATATTTGACAAAAATTGTTGTTGAATCAACACCTTCAGTTGGAGGTACAATATAATTTTTAATAGTCGCAACTATCTGAGAATTTTGTCCCCGAACTCTTGTACCTTTACCACCATTATTAGCAGTAATAGCATCCAAATATACTGTAACATCAACTCCTAAATGCTCTGGATTAATCTTTGAAGAAAAATACGTTGAATCATACTCAATATTACCAGGAATCACCATTGATCCCTCTTTAAACATATGAGAACCGAAAGATTCTACCTGATTCTGAAGTATTGATTGTAGACCTGATAATTCTCTTGCTTGAACTGGATATCCAGGTTTAAACAATACCTTATAAAAATTATCTGCCTTATCAAAATCATCATAATAAGGACTTATATTTAAGTTAGTCTTTTGTGGCATTTTTCTTTAGAATTCCAGGATGATTTTAATGTCTTCTTTTTGTCTCTCATTACGAGCAATCAAAGGTCTATTGTCTAGATAAACAACTTCCCCTGATCCTTTATTTATCTCGGAATTAGATAACCCTGCTGAGAAGGAAACTCCTAAGTTAATTAATTTAACTCCAGATGGATTTGTACTTATTCCTGTAAAATTATTATTAATTGTTCCTTTAAAAGAACCACCTTCAACTTGATTTATCTGGTCATTTCCCTGTGATGGGCCAGTTTCAAACTGGTATATCTGACCTTGAGTTGATATGCCAGAATAATCAGTCTGATCTCTTGTTGTAGTATAATTTAATGATCTATCTCTAAAATATTTTAATACTTTAGTATCTTTATCATAAGATGCAACATATCCTGTTGCTATCTTTCCAGCATTTGGTGAAATAGTCAATGTTTGTGAAATTTTTTCACCAACTACAGGTGTATCAGTTACATCAGAGAATAAAAATGCCTGTAATGAAGAATAACTATTATCTGTATAAGTAACAGAAGTCCCCACTTTGGTTGGATTTTTTACAATACCAACTTGTGCAAATTTAGTATCTGTTGGAAAATCTTTTGTAGAATCATCAAATCTTGCATAAATTAAAACTTTATCAGTTCCTAATTCAGTATAAAGATCATATCCATGACCAAGTGATGGTGGGATTATTGGAACAAGTTTTGCCCTATCTGTTGTAGCAACATTACTACTCAATGTTCCTAAATCAACAAGAGCATAAGAATAACCTTTACCTCCAGCACTTACAGTAACATTAGTAATTACACTATTAACTACATCAACTCTAGCTTCTGCACCAGTACCATCACCTATAATAGGAACTTTTTGTCCTAATCCATCAGCATACCCTTTACCTGCCTTTTCAATATAAACATGTTTAATTTGATTTTCATTTATAGAAGAATCACCATTCTCTCTAACAGATCTAATCTGCGAATCGGTAGATGATCCCCAATTATTTGGAACTGTTATGTATTCCGTAGAATCAAATTTTATAATATCAGTAGGAGATACAGTAAACAAATATTTCCAAATATAACCATCACCACTAGTACCAGCTCTAGATGGTTCTAAGTCAGTAAAAGTTGGTTCATCCTGTGAAGGATTTCCTTTAGCAGTAGTAGAATCCGAACCGTATCCACCATTACTAATACAAATATAAACTTTAAATTCTGAGGTAATTACATAATAATTTGCACTATACAATCTAGTAGATTGTGTTATTGGACTTTTATTGGTAATAGAATAATCATCTCTGTAGATCTCATACCTATTTCCTGCAGTCCATTCTACTTTTCTAATAACTCTTCTAATATTTGCTGAACCTATCTTTTTACCAAACATCATAGTGTCACCAACATGTGACAAATATGAATAATTATCTTCTGGATTAGGTGTGTTAGCAGTCCAATTTGCAGATCTACCATAACCAACAAGACCAGTAGTTCCTTTAGGGTTTGGTAAACCAATAAATGCATAATATGAATTGTTATCAGATTCAACTGATTCTACAAAATTACTTGCATTCAGGATTCTAAATTGATCAGTAACAATTGCGGACATTGTAATTTAACTTTTTTTCTCTATTTATAGTGATTTTATTTGGTTTTTAATTTGTAAGACCAAATGCTCTGATTGCACCCGTAGATCGCAATCCTTTTATTGAAGTCTGAGTATAACTTCTTCTTTGAATTGTTGGGAATGTACTCAACCCAGAATCAACAGTTAATCCTGTTACTCCAATAGAAATTGGAGAATCTGATCTGGTAGCATCATATATTCTACCCCAAGTAATTTTTCCAAGAGATGTAGTAACTCCTACACCACCTGCACCTGCTGGATTATAATATCCAGTTGTCACCAATCCAACAATACCAGAACTACTCAATACGTTACACGTAATGATTCCTGCTTGTCCACTTGTCCATATTGCATGAACCTTGTAGATATTATCTAAGAAAGTTGATCCAATTGAAACTATATCATTATCTGTATATTCAACAGAAGTAATTGCTGATGAAACTTTAGTGTCAGATACAAAAATTGAATATCCAACTTTTAATTTATCTGCTTCTTTATCTGCAACAAATCCAAATTCAAGTGCTCTTGAATGTCCGTCAATACCAGATACTTGTTTTATACTAGTAATAACTCCAGTATAACCTTCAACCTTACCAGCAGAAACTATTCTTTCATTCTTAAATAATGGATTATCAACTGTAATTTGAGGTGGATTAGATTGACTATATCCTAAACCTTCATTTGTTATATCATAAGAATCAATACTTCCATCTGTTATAGTTACAGTTGCAGTTGCAAAAGTTGAAACTCCTGCTACAGCAAACTGATCTCTAGTCTCAGTACCAACACCAACACCAATTGGAGCACCGATTGTAATCGTTGGTGCAGCAGTATATCCACTACCACCATCAACTACAGTTAATGATTGTATGGTTCCTGCAGCAGATACCACAGCATTAATAGAAGCAGTTGATTTAGGTGCTCCCTCTATAATTAGAGTGTCAACAGAGTTGATAGTTACATTGTACCTATCACCACCTTCTAGTGCTGGATTTGAAGAATCTTCATAATAGAATGACTCTGCATCATCAACAAATATACCACCATTAACACCAATACCAGTATTAGTCTCTACATCACCAATAACTCTTGCAGTTGGATATATTTGAGGTTCAATAGAAGATCTAGATTTTGAAATAAGTTCACCTTTAATAGATAAATCTTCTTTTTGTTTTGTCCATCTTAGTGGTTTAGGATCATTTTCATTAATACCAACTCCAGTATAGATATTAGTTTCAATAATATCAGAACCCTGAATTGATTTTATAACTCTTTCATCATCTTGAGTAAGGCTATCTTTAAATAGTGGAGATTTATAAACTCTTACATCATCACCAACCTTAAGAGTTTCTTGTATATCTACAATCTCAACATCAACATTCCTATCACCAATATAGAAGAATACATCAACAATATCTGAAGCATCAGGTGGTTCAGTAAATTTAAATGTAGTTCCTCCATTGAATTGGTATGCAACTTTAGGTGTTTGTAAAACTCCATTTATGAATATTATTAAAACTGCATCCAAATCAATTTGCTCTGATACTGTATCTCCAGGATCAGTCATGAAACTTAATAATTGACCATTAAAGAATAATGGGAATCTGGTTCTAGTACCATTTTGATAACCCCTAATACTATCAATGAAATCTATCTCACCAAATTGCCAAGAAGCAAAGTAATCATTAAATATTGAATTAACTTCTAATTCAAATTCTTGTATTGGTTTTTGCAATCTCTTATCATGAACCAATCCTATTGGTCTAACCTTATCTCCTATCTTAAATGAATGTCCATGTCTAGAAACTTGGAAATTAGATATTTCAAAGAATGTAGAACCAATACCAACTGAAGTCTTAGCAGAACCTACTTCTAAATCTACTAATAAATTACTACCAGTTGCTTTTGTTAATCCTCTACCCAATCTAGAAATACCTTCAACGGGAACATCATCATAACTTGGGCTAGGAATTTCAATAACTGGATTAACATAATGTCCACCAACCTCATTTATCTTAAGATCTAAAGCACCACCAGTTCCAGCAGGTGATTTTCCAACATTTATTCTAAACCAATTAGTAGCAGTTTTACCTACAGGAACTCCTGCATTGTAAATTGGATCAGTTACACGAGGATAATTGTGTAATGATTGATGATGATCATGCTCACAAGTAAATGTTAGAGAATTTGCTGCTATTTCAATAAGTTGATTTGCTTTTGAAATGCATCCATTAACTGTTCTTGCAGGAACAAATGTATGATCATACTGTTCTGAAGATGGATTTGGGTTAACATTAACTTTAAAGGTATTAACAGTCTTATTTGTAATCTGCAACCACTTACCACTAGCATAATCTGTAGATCTTGGATATGAATGCTCAGTAACATTACCATCCTTTGTACAAGTAAATGTTAGTGAGTTATCTTCAATTAAAATATAATCTCCAACATTAAATCCATGTCCATTCTTAGTAAGAGTTAAAACACCAGTTGTTTTTGCATAATTGGCATTGGTTGGTGTAATAGTAGAACAACCAACAAAACCATGTGAATTACTTGTTACCTGCATCCATCCTGTTGATGGATTATAATCTGCATCAGTAACATTTTTCTGAGTAGATCCAGTAAATGCAGCACCTGCTGTTGCAGTTACAAACTTATGCTTATTACCAGCAACTTTAGCAGTCACTACACCACCATATCCACCGCCTCCACCAGCACCAACATTAATACGAATTAAATTATCTGAAATTTCATCTATACCTAATTCCTTTCCAGATGCTGGATCTGTAGAACGTGGATATGTATGTTCTCCAAGATGATTATCTCTAGAACATGTAAATGTTAATGAATTATTCGCTATGTCTACTGTATTATTTGCTTTCTTAAGGCAATCTACAGCAACAGATTGATTTGTTTGGAATGCGTGAGTATAATTTCCACCAGAAATTACAGCATTAGGATTAGCAGATACAAATGTATGTTGTGTTGTATTTGTAGAAGGTATTGTAGTTAATACTTGTAATGTAATAGTTGTATCAGTTACAGATTCAATATTAATAGCAGTATCATAGAATGGATCTGTAGAACGTGGATAGAACTTAGTTGTTGCATTATTATCTACATCACAACTAAATCCAATAGATTCATTAGCAAGTTTAACACTAGTACCTGGTTTTAATGAATGAGATCCAATAGTCAATTCCATTAGACCTGTAACAGGATCATAATCTGCATCTGTTACATTAAAGTTTACTATAGGTGATGATCCAACATCAATAGTAAATGTATCAGTAGCAACGTTGGATATTTCCATCCACTTATTACTAATTGGATCATTTGGTCTTGGATAGGTTTTATTTACAGTACTTCCATCCATTGCACACTTGAATGTTAAGGAATTGTCCTTAATTTTAACATAGTTGCCATTAGAGAAATTATGACCAGTAATAGTAATCGTTAAAATACCAGTAGAAGCAACATAAGATGCATTTTCTACAGTATGTGTAGTTGCTGCTTGTAAATTATGAGTACCAATTGTTAATAATAAATCACCAGTTGAAGAACTATAAACTGCTTTTGATGGTGTAAATTGTGTACCTGTATTTGCAGTAATAGAATTATTTGTTGAACCTACAAACTTATGAATATATTCAGTATCACTAACACCTATGGACACTGGTTCACGATAACCAGAACCTGTATTTAAATCGTTGTAGAATTCAAATAAATCACCACCACCTTGATAAACGTGTGGAATAGTACATACACCAGCCTTAACTTCAACAGATCTTTCTGATATTATTCCAACTAAAGATAATGCACGATCATCATCATTGAATATAGTCGTTGTTACACCTGCATGCTCTGTAGAACATTTAAATTCTAAATTCTCCAACTTAACAGTTTTTGGTTCACCGAGAGATAACCCATGAACTTCATTAGTTGTAACTGTAATAATACCAGTTATATGACTGTATGAAGCAGTTTGAATACCTAAACTTACACCTGAAGAAGTTCCAATACCAACTATTGAATCAAGGCTATTATCAGCAGTATCTTTAAATGCTTGAACTAATGATCCCTTAAGTGGTGCATACCCTAAACCTGAAGTTGATCCTAGAGATACAATGATACCACCTCTTGGTAACTGGTTTTGATTGATATCAAACTCAGATTGCATCATAGTTCCATTTTCAGAACTAATTCCAGTAAATACTACACTAGAAATACCTACGCTTGTACTATCAAATTCATAATTATTTCCCGTATTATTAACAGTTAATGGTGTTTGGAATACTCCATTAATGAATAATATACCATTTCCAATACCAACACCAGTTTCTGTATTAGCACCACCAACACTTAAAGTATATGTTCTTCCAATACCAGTGAAACTATCTGAAATATCATCAAATACCATATTGGTATCATAATTACTTCTAGTAAACGTTCTTCCGTTAAATTCTGCCTTAACATATGGAAGATTAGTTAAACTCCTTCTTTCTCTAGTATTTCCTTTAGGAGGATCTAAGAACCAAACTGTACTACCAACAATATTAAATGATCCTCTATGAACTCTAGCAATATCACCATTTTGGTGAGTTGTTGCACCTATTCCCAATGATCCCCTAGCAACACTAACAACAGGAATAGTTGAAATTCCTAAAGCAGTATTTTCTGCATCATCAATGATTCCATCAAAAACACTAGCAAATCCAACTTGCTCAACCTTCATATATTCAGATCCAACTTTTAATACGTCTCTTGGTTGAACAGAACTAATTCCACTAAGAGCAAATTGTGTTATTCCTATACCAATAGCACCATCTAAGGTATGTTCTATAGTTGTATAGGTAACTGGTTGTTGGATAATACCATCAAGACCAATAACAGTTTTACTTAACTTCTTGGTCATTTCCAATCTATGAGCGTTTCCTTCTCCAATTCCTGTAAAGGTTATTGGGGATCCACTAGATACATATGATTTTTGACTGTATAATTGTATTCTATCCTCATCCACAACCTTAGCATATACTGTAGATGGCATTAATGTTGTTACAATACCAGCATTATTTGCAGTAGATCCAATTGATACTGGAGTTGCACCTATACCAATAAATGTTGAATTTGCAGTATATGTTAATTCTTCACCAGTATTAAAGAAATGATTTGGAATAGTACATATACCTGAAGAATTTGGAAGAACACCTATAGCATTTGTATCTGAAGGATTAAAGGTCTTACTATAAATTGGTACACCTTCATGCTTAAGATCAAAATTAACTTTATTTGCTCTTGATCCATTCATTCCATCATATGATGATAAGAATAGTTTCTCAGTAACTGCACCAATACCAAGAACTGGTGGGGTATTTTCAAAATCACTAGCAGTATAGAATATCTTACTATATGCTTGTATTTCTATTAAGGAATCAAATTCAGAATCTGGGTAGAATTTAAGATTAATATCATCTCCTGAGATTTCTCCACCAAATGTGCCTAATCCTGTTGTAGAACCAGCAGATACAAATGGATACTGTACTGTAACTACATCATCAATATCTCGTAATGCAATTAATTGATGAATAGCAGATGTCTCTCCACAAGAAACTCTAATAAGAGACTTAGAACTACTATCAATAGTTTTATCGAGAGTTGAGAATGTTATTCCTATTCCTGGATTATGATCACTTGCCAAAGTTGATTCATATCTTGCACTTCTTTCAGCACCTGCAGGTTGTCCAGGAAGACTGTACCTATAAACACTTGTTCCTGCTGTAGTTGTTCCTAAACCAACTATATTTGCTTGAAGTGTGAGTTTTGTATCTCTTTCATTCTCAAAATCAAGTTTTATATTTCCTGACTCATATCTTGCAGTAATAATACCCAATCTACTTGAACTGTAATTTATTGATACAGTATCTACATAATTCTCTGCTATGTAAGTATTTGTTCCGTCAAAATCAACAATAACTTCACTATAATTAACTTCCCTTGTAATATCATCTTGAACTAAAATATTAGCTTGTAATGCATTAAAATCATTTTCAGAGAATTGTGCTATTGTTGTTGTATTAAATCCAACAGTTGTACTAGCAATACCAACATTAGAGGATTTTAGATCAATATGTCCTATTGATTGAGTTTCGCTAGTTTCTAGATACGTGTTAAAATCAATCTTAAGAACTTTAATATCATGATCTTTTTCATATTTTTCTGTTGGTTCAAATCTTAAAGTCTTTCTATTAGTAAAATCACAATCAGCAACAAAATCACCCAACTTAATATTTGTAAAATCTGTTGTTTTTTCAAATAAAATTGCATCAGAAGTTTTAGTTAATACGACAACTTCGCTAAGTTGTGTATCAAAAGTATCTGGATCAACTATTTGAACAATGTAATTTGCAAATAAATCATCAACCTCTTCAATTTCTGTAAATGTATCCTGCAATCCTTTACTTGAGAATTTACCACTAATATCATCATGTTGTAATGCTCTATTTGATTTACACTTAGTATAATCTGTTAATATTAAATTTTCAAATTGCAAATACTTTGATCTTACAGGATTAGTTCTTGAATCATAATCAGTTGTTAGATCAAGATTATTAATAGTATCAACTCTATTCGCATCATTTATTATATCCAATATTAAAATTGGAGAAGAACTATGAGTAGATGATATTCCCGCAGAGACGCTAGAAGATATTCCAACATCAGAGAAATTCTTAAGACCTGCTGGATGAATTAAACGATTTAATGGATCTACAGATTTTTCCCACTCTATAGAACTCTTAACGGAGTAAGAAAGACTTTGATAATAATCATTATCGGGTATAACTTGATAATCATTATTTAATTTTCCAATATTATCCAACCAACCATAATCTTGACGATTTGAGTATGATATATTGTATTTTGCTTTATTTTCTATAAAACTAGTTACATTAGCAGAAACATCAGTAACTTGACCCTTAATTATATCATTCTTATCTAATTCATATAATCCATCAACTCTAATATAATCATCTCTAGAATCAATAACAGATAAATCAGTTTCTTCAAATCTAACTCCACTATTAACTAGTAATTTCTCACCATTTTGAAACTTACCTCTTTCTTGAATTGGTTCAAGAATTGGATAATTTTTTTTGTTTACTATTGTTGCATAACCAGATTGGAACGTTTTTGCAAATCCTGGATTTGTCGTTAATCCAGCGACACTATATTTTAATACTGCTGGATTTGAATTTATAAAACTTTCAACCTTAAAGAAACGGAATTCATAATCCTTAGAATTAAATCCAGTTCCTTCACTTGAAAGTCCAGCATTTGTATTTCCTTGCGTTCCTATTCCAGATTCTCCAACAAGTTGTATACCTTCTACAAATATTTCATCACCTGCTGTGAAAGGTGGTATTGAAAATCCTATAATAGGTGTCTCCAATACACAAGTTACTATACCCGAACCACTCTGCATAGAGTTAATTCCTACTCCATTAGAGTTATTAACAGCGAGTAATTTGTGAGTTACTGATTCTAATCCTCTAATTGGAGCAAATAATTCAACTTCTGATATACTTTGATTTGGAACTTTAGCAATTAAAGATACTTCATCAACAATTTCTTTTTTCTCTGGATTATAAAGAACTAAATCAGGAGAACCCAAATATTCGGATCCACCATTAACAATATTAACCTCTTTAATAACGTCCAGATTATCAAGATTGATAATAGGTGATACAAATGCCTCTGGACTTAATGTTTTATCTGAAGCATATTCATATCCAATATCAACAATACGAACATCTTTAATTCTACCGATTGATGTAGAAATTGCTACTATGTTAGCATTTTGACCATTTGCACTATTAACAGATACAAACTTAGGTAATTTCTTATAATTGTATCCCTTTGATATTACTTTAAGATCTTTAATAGGACCTGTAACTGAAGTAGATCTAGTTGAATATTCAAGTTTACTGCAATCATCTTCAGTATATGATAAAAACTCTGGGGTTTTATATGGAGAAATCTTAAATGTATCCGAACTTATATCAAAGATTTTAAATTCACCACTATATGCACTATCAACAAAGGTTATTTCTGAATAATTTTTTACTCCAGTATCAGATGTACTAATATATCCATTTCTTTCTAAAGCATAATAAAGTTTTAATGGTGAAGATTGTGAATAAGAAACATTTAAAGATGCACCAACAACAGGTAAATCTGGTGATGTTCCGATACCAATAGTACCAAGACCTACAACATTAAAGTCTGTATTATCTGCAGAACTATAATATTCATTTTTAAATTCATTATCGTAAAATACTTTAAATGAGAAATTAGATAAAGTACTGCTTGATAATCCAAATTTTACTTTTGAATTTTTAACAACTGTTATTGGTGGATTTATTAAGGACAATCTTTGATTATTACCACCAGTATTTTGAGTAATTTCTAAAGTATTTACAGGATTTACTGTTACATCAGCATAAGTTTCTCCCAATTCAACAAAATTATCATTAACTTTATATGCATAATATGATCCAGTTGATAATCCTGTAGCAGAACCTTCATAAAAAACTTTATCACCAGTTTTTAATTTATGATCTACTAAATTTAATTGATTTGCTATTACAGAAGTATTTGTGAATTGTATAGGATTAAGTAATAATTTTTGATATTGTTCATTCCAATTAACAGAAATTGCATTTGTTGACCCTATACCAACACTAATTGATGGGACAACATCCATTTTAACAACATCATCATTCTTCAATCCATGTGTAGTTGTCTGAGCTAGTCCAATCTTAGTAGTAACTGTAGAAACTATTCTATCAATATCACCAGTTATTTTTGTATAATTGGATGAAATTAAATATTCAGATTCAGTAAACTTATAAGATGTTAATGCATTAACGCCGTTAGAAAAGAAATATAAACCTTCACTTGTATTTGCTAAACCTGCTCTAGTAGTAACTAAACCAATATGATCCTCATCTTTATTAATTACAAATAAAGTATCAGTATATGGTGAACCAGATTGTGGTATTGCGAATTGATTTCCTGTAGGACTATTTCCAACATTTATTTGAGAAGCATTTGGATGCTTACTCAATTTAACTTCTTGTCCAGTTTTAAATGGATGATTAGGTAGGAATATAGTTCTAGTAGGTGCAAATATCGTTCTTTCAATCTCGCCTATAGGATGATCAATATATACGCCCCCACCAACAGTTGTACCAATACCAATCGATTTTGGCCCATTGAAATATACTAAATTATCATTTTTAGAATCAAACTTTTCAGTTTTTACTGGTATTGAAACTGTGGTATTCAATACATCAATATTTGTTCCAAATGTATGTGCTATTCCTGCAGCGAATCTTTTAACTGTAATTGCAGAATTTAATTTATGAATATTAAGAACTTTAACAACTTCATCAGCAATTCTTAAAGATCCACCAATAGAAACTGTATTTGGAATTGTAGTGACAAATATATCTTCTATTGCACCAAGTGCATTAGAATTAACTGCCATAGTCTTTGCTAATCCAATATTATCAGTCTTAATTCCAATACTAAATGAATTTGTAAGATTAATAACAACAGTACTTAAACCAGAAACAGAAACAGTATCCTGATTATTCAATTCTATATTTGGAAGACGATGTGCAATAACTTCATCTGGACTATTCCAAACAAATGTTGCATCCTCAAATCTATCTAACTGAGTATCAATTCTAGAAACACCAATACCAACTATCTCATCAACTTGTGCTCTTAATCCACTACCATTAGTATCAGTATTATCAAATTCGGTAAAATCACCAACTTTATAACCAAATCCACCATCTAAAACAGTAATATTAGTAACATCACCTGTAGATACAGATTCAACACTTGATAACTGACGTAAAGACTCATTAGATTCGACAATAAAATCGTTATTTGCAAATTTATCACCAACTTTATAAGGTTTAGTATTTCTCAATAAATTTGTATTATTAAAATCAAAACTATGATCAAGTGAATGATTGTCTCTAATCAATGGTGATTTATAGGTTTTACCAACAAAATATGGATATGCTGGTTTAATAGTACCACTAGAAGTTTCTATACTTGCAAAGTATGCATAAACTCCATTAGGAAATTCTGGTGTTTTAGAAAATCTTCCATTATGCTCATCCAAATCACCATTACCATCATAAAAATAATCTTGAATGAAGAAACCATTATCAAATTCTAATGTGCCAGTTGCAGCAACTGGTCTATTGATAACTTTTGAAGAATTAGCAACATAACCACTTGTAATAATACCTACAGGTGAATTAATGTCGTCTGGATCAGTATATCCAAAAGGTCCATAAATTGGATTTCCATCATATGCCCATCCAATTATAGGAGAATGATTTGTAGGTTCCTTAAAATTCCCATTTTGTTCAACAATAAAAGATTCTCCATAATGATCTGCTAGTTGTTGATTATATCCAACAATATTAAATCCTAATGAAGTATCTCCTTGAGGATTTAAATAATAATCACCAAATCTCTTTGTACTGTTAATTGTTAAATTTCTTACTCTTGGTTCATATAATCCGTTAATGCCTCTTGAATCAGCGTATACGTTAGTATTAGAAGCATCATAACCAATACCACCATTAATTACTAATACACTTTGTAATTTTCCATCGCCAATTACAGGTTTTAGAACAGCTCCATTACCAGATCCACTTATAACCAATTTTGGTAAAGAATAATATTCCTTACCTTTAGCCATAACAACAACATCAACAATTTTACCCGCACTTACAACTACTTTTAATTCAGCATCTCTACCATTCTGTATAGTTACTAATGGATCTTTTTGATGATTTACTGTGATTGATCCATATTTTGAACCATTCTCATAAACATAAGATCCAGTAAGTTTACCTGTAATAACTGGAGTAAACGTAAAATCACCAGTAATACTAGATGCATATGAAACCTTTGCTGTTACATTTACTTCAGGATATGTAAATGTTTGATATCCTGTTCCTGTTGTCTGTAAACCAACAAATTTACCTCTATTAAAATCAATGATTGATGTTCCACCAATACCTGCATCAGCAAGTCTGAATGAATTATCATCCACCTTCATAACATAATATGATTTTTGGGAATCTAATCCACCTATTGCTTTAGGATATGTACTACCAATACCAACAGTTGGACTATAATTGATTAATTCGCCATCTTTAAATCCATGATCTTCATAGTTAATTGTATCAAATGCTGTAGATATTCCAGATGGTTTTATATGTAATTTTCTATATTGATAACCAAATCCAGGATCTACAACTTTTACTGCTTTTATAGTGTTTTTAGAAACAGTCCTAAACTTGTGAACACCACTAGCATTAGTATCTGTAGATAATCCAACAGTATTGATACCAGATAATGCATCACTTTGGTTATTATATAATTGAACAGTAGTACTATTGATTATACCAACAAAATATGGTGCACCATTTGCTAATGTTCCTGTAATAGTATTACCAGCATCTTTATATTCACCAATTCCAATATTAGTATTGCCATTACTGTTATAGAAGACTTTTTCACCATTTGCAAAATTATGAGGTGTTTTAAATGTTATAGTTTCATCTTCAATTGATATACCACCGTTAAAGAATATATCTCTACTATCAAATTCTAATTCCCTAAATCTAGGTCCTGTAATTGCCTCCAAAACACAACCACTACCATTACCACCAGTAAGACTAATATCAGTTACTTCATCAATATCAAAATCTTGAGGATCTACAAAAACTTCTTCAACAGATCCTTCTAAAATTGGTTCAACTAAAGCAGTTTCTCCTATTCCAATCCTTAAACCATTACTATCCCTAACTATAGGATCTTCAATTATAATTTTAGGTGGATTTACTACATCATAACCAGATCCACTATTAAATAAATCTAATTTTGTTAATGGTCCATAGTAAATATTATCATCAGATACTGAACCTCTTACCTCAACACCATCAATTAAAACACCAATAGTATTTGTTGGAACTTCTCCTTTACCAACTATAAATTGATTTTGTTTTAATGGGAACTTTCTTAAAACTGATGAAGAATCTATTGTTCTATTATAATGTCTCTCTAAAGTAAATGTATGAGTTTGACCAGCACCAACTGTTTGTAAAACAATAGCATCTTCACTTTCTTGCTGACCTCTCGAATTGTATAATTTAATATCGGAAGTTGAATTACCAGAATTATCTAAAACATCAACATAATACCTATTACCAGATACTAATCCAAGTATAGGTTCAGGTAGACCTAAAGTTCCAATACCTGCAGTGTATATAATCGAATCACCTTTAACAAATTTAATAGAAGAGTTTGTATTAGCAGTTACTTGTGTAAATGATATTGTATCGTATTTTCCAGGACTAACTTCATTTACTAACGTTGGATAACTACCATCAGTACTAATCCCATTAATTGCTTCTTTTATTACATCAGTTACAATAGTATAACTTGGTAATGAATTGGATACTACATATCCTTCACTATCTTTATCATTATAAACATTTAATACATCACTAAGAATACTATTATCACCAGTTTTTATATCAGCACCAGTACTTAATGCTTTTCTAAGATTTCTTCTTATATCATATAACTTTCCAGTTACTGGAGCAAAAGATGAATTACTAATCTTTACTGTATTTGGTTTTAATGTCGTATTAACATTAGATATAGTTCCAGTAGATTCAACTGTTTGAGAATCTCTTCCAAGAATAGAAACTGTATCACCCTTTTTTAAACTAGATGATTCAATAACACTTGGTAATGTAAAGGTAGATCCATTAATTCCATCTCGCTCAACTTGATATCTACTAGAAGTATTATAAATCCATGAATTTGCAAATATTTCTTTATAAGTTGCAGTACCATCAGTAGGATTTCCAATCTTTTCACCTACATTTTTAACATAAATGTTTTCTTTTTCTGTTACTAAAGAAATATCAGAAATAGTTTCTAAACTTGAAAGAACTCCAGTAATCCTAAGTTCAACTTTTTTATTTAAATCCCCGTTCTCATATCCAAAAATAACCTCATTGGATCTAATATTATCAGCAGTATCAATGCCTGTAACAATTCCATCACAACCAAAAAACTGATTTATAGTTTTTGATGTGTAAGTTATTGTATTACTTCCACTTATTAAAACACCAGTTTCACCAAAACCAACAGTAGAATCAACCAAAATAGTTGATCCATTCTCAGGCACTTGCTCTAAAACTTTAGTATTTCCTGGTATTGTAAAAGTACCTTCAATTAAATCTCTATCACTATATCCAACAAATAAGGATAATTTATAATATAGTTTATTATCTCTTGTTAATGGTTCTACTTCAGAAACTGATGCTTGAGTTCTCGTATCTGTTGATTTATAAACAGTTTGCCCAACTAAATTGGAAGGATCTCCAGTTAAACTAGTTTGTTCAACAACTATTACTTCTCTACGAATGAATTCTGCACCAGATGGTTTTATTAAATTTTCTTCTAAATCTAATACTTTTGCTTCTACACCAAACAATACTTTATAAAGAATAGCAATAGATTCTTCAATACCCTTTGATTGATAAAAAGTTCTAGCAATCTTTATAAAATTACCTACATCAAGTTTATTGGAGAAAGATACATCCTCAAATCCAGGTAAAAATGTTCTTTTTAATTTCTTAAAAAATTCTTGTAAAAATAATACACTAAGGTTAGTAACAACAGCGTTTTCTTTATGTTCTTCTGAAATAGTATCTTTAAAAACTAAAGATTCTCTATTAACATCTAATAATGATGATGAAATTCCAACATTATATCCAGTAATACCACTAAAACCACGAACACATCCTAAAAATGTAGTATCATTTTTACTAGTATAAGTGATAATCTCATTATCAATCTTTAGAAGACCATACTCGTCAGGAAATCCCTTTGTTGAAGAAACAGCAATATCCCTATCTTCTAGATCAACAGAATATGAAAGTGTTGTTTTTCCAACGATAACTTCAGGTACTAAGTTATCTACCTTTAAATATTGATCAAAATTACTTACTAAATCAGTAGGACCACCTTGAAATTCTTGTGAAATATAATATTGTTTAAAAAATTCTACCGCATTCGGAAAATCTGATACCACAAAATCAGGTAACTGATTCTTTATTACAGTATTAACCTGTATACTCTTATCAATTTTTGCCATATTTTATTTCCTCTCTAGTACTCCGTTAGAGTAACTTGATGTGTAATAATCTCGTGTAAATACAACACCTGATACATCTTCTCCTGAAGCGATTACGTCCTTAACCGTATTTATCTTACTATTTGAAACATCAAAACTAAGATAGAGATCCTTTAATCCAACAACATCATTTGATTCAGGGAATGCTTGAATCTCAATTAAATTATTTGGAGAAACTGTTGATGTAATATTAATTGTATTAAGAATAATTTCACCCTTCTTATAATCAACAATTCCAGCATCTTTTACAACAACCTTTGAATCTCCTTTAGTGTTTTGGTATACAATACTTAGAGATCCTTTATTAGATTTGTCTAAATTACCATTTGCATCCTTATTTGGAACATCTGTAAGATAAACAGTATTAGTTTCTCCTGAAACTGTAAATCCAGTACTCTTAATATTAAACCCTGCAGAATTGATATTAAACTTATTACCAAAACATAATTCATATTGTGCAAATTGATTTAATAATGCCTTTAAATCTCTTCTTATTATCACCTTAGTAATATTAGAAGTAATTGCATTATCTACTCTATCAATTAATTGATTTATTTTACTATATTTGAATCTACCACCAAACTTATTAATTTCAACATTATTTGCATATTGTTGTAATGTATTAATAACGGTAGTTCTTAATGTAGATGCATCTGCAACTTGAGGTGAATTGTAATAAACCGTTGAATCGAGTTCAACAAAAAGAATTTTAAGATCTACAATTTCTGAATTAATTCCAGCAATTGCATAATTTTTTAATTTATTTTTAATCTGTTGTTTATCAAAATCAGATACATATGTACCATTTTTTGGTTTGATACTAATTTGAACTTTACCAAACTGTGGTGGATCTAATTCTTCACCACCAACAACAGCAACAGATTCGGTTTTAGGATAAATTGTTTCAATTATTGCCTCATAATCTCTTGGTGTAACCGCCCTGTATTGAGCCGAATACAATCTAGGTGCAAAATACTTAATAGATGATAAATCCTCTACTTCAGCACCGTTAGAGGCACGTTGAATAGTTGTTACGGTAACATTATCACTTGGTTGTAATAATACACCATTATGATCCATAAATGTTCCTTGGAAACTAAACTCAGAAGGTCCATTTCCAGTTTCACCATCAGTGACAATATAACTTACCACTATATCAGAATTATTCTTTAACTCCTTACCAAATAATCCATCACCAAATAACAATTCATATTTTTCATCTTGTACTTCTTGAATTAAATAAATTTCGGAATCTTTATCTAACTTAAGAATATTATCAACTACAGAATACTTTCTACCTTTACCAGCATCACCAGCACCAGATACATAGGTTCTAATCGTTGAACTGTCTATATTTGGTGAATCTATAATGAATCTTTGATCTTTACTAGTATCAACTTTAAACAGTCTTTGTAATAAAGTTCCCTCATAGATTGAAATATTATCATCAAACTGAGCAAACCGCTTCTTTACACCATTAACTTCTTTTGTAACTATTCTAGATGAAGTCACTTCATCTGGAATTGAAAATCTATATGTTGTATTGTTTATAGATCCTACACATACTAAACCTGGCCTTAATTCAATAAATGGTACGCTAGGAGTAACAACATTATCATTTATTTCTACATCACCCAATTTAATTGTTGCTATTGCAGAAGTTTTTGATCTTGGAACATATCCAATATTACGTGCAAGTGATACTACATTTTCTCTTATAGTTGCAGAATCTAGGAAAGATTCATTTGCAAGTAAATTTGCATTAAACGAGTTAATGTAAGTATTGTATGCTAACAGATCAATAATAACCGCCAAATTAGAACCTTCATAATCAAAATCCTTAAAATTGGAATTTGCTCGAAGATGATCTTTAATCTGTACTTTTATTTGATCAAAGTCTAGATTTGTAAACTGTGTAAAGGGCATATTACCTAGTGGGTTCTAACAAGAAAGTAAATGATTGTGTAGGAAACTCTTCACCTACAATATCAAACAGAACCGTTACCTCAAGAGTATTTAAGTCTGGTGTTGAATTTACTTCAACTTCAACATTATCAACTCTTGGTTCGTAATTTGATATTGATTCTTTTATTTGATCTGAAATAATAACATTTATTGCTGGCGAAAAGTTTTCAAATAAACTGCCACGAATATCACTACCTATAAGAGAATCAAAAAATCTTTCTGATGGAATAGTCTCCACCAAATTTCTTACAGATCTTGTTATAGCACGTTCATTCAGCAAGACAGGAAGATCTTTTGTCACTGGATGTGCTCCAAAAGATAGACTTATGTCTTTAAATCCTCTTGATAAACGATTTTGTGCCATTGAATAGGTATTTGCTATACTATTTCCTTTTTTTATTTATGAGGGTTTTTTTATATTTACATTAAAAAACGCCCTAGTGGGCGTTTTTGAGTTATTTACCTTGTCCTCTGTACCGTTTTTTAGCACGATTACGTGAACTAGCAGAATATTTGGTATGCTTACCCATACCTTGACTGGTTTTTTTAGGTGTTGCTTCAATATAATCAGCAGTTCCCAATGCACCTGCTTTTACTTTAGCCATTCATTCCCTCCGTTAAAAATTGATTAATAGTTGATTCTTTAATTTTATACGAATTAAGTGCCTTATCATCAATTAAAAGATCATAATGCGTCTTTCCCATAATAAGTTGGTGAAACTTTACACCCCAAGAATCTAATTGTTTTATAGTTTTATTATACAACATATCGTAGATTTTTTCAACATCACCATTAAATTGCGACATTCCTCTTGCTGTATAGATTTTGATGTAATTATTCTCATAAAGAGAATTTACTAAATCAATTACTTTTGGATATGGTTTACAGTAATCATACTTATCAGGACCATAATGCTCATATCCAGTAGGACGATAGCAAATTACATCATCCAAATCAAATGCAATAACTTTTTGTTTGCTCATGTAACAACTTTAACTGTGATTTGATTCTTTTCTTGATTACTCTATCAGAATCTGGAAACTGTGTCTTAATTTCATTAATAAAATCTGGATTAGATAGCACATAATGACAAGAAGTCATAATTAACTGATCTTTTGAAATCCTATTGATATTTGAAATCCACTTCTTCCATTTACCTGAATTATAGCATATATCATATAACCTATCAAATAGATGATTATCTTTCCTACATTGCTCCAAATAGTATTCTGATTCTATTTGACCGAACTCTGGTGCAATATTAATAGCATCCAATCCACTCTCAAACCTTACTTCAACATCAAATGAGTCTATTAGATAATCACCATTATGTTCTTTACTCATTAACCCATACTTTTTAACAACCTTAATAAACTTCTTCAATCTTCTCTTATTAAAGTTACCAGTATTAGTTCTAGTTGATAGATCTAAACCTGTACCAGACTGTACAACTGCATATTTTATCTTATTAAATTGTTCTTTAGGTAAAGAATTATAGAGGTGATTGAGAAATCTATCCAAATCTTCTGGTTGATACTTAAATATTGCTTCTTCAGTACCAACTTCATATATTATATTCGGATTCTTACTCCAAATATGTTTAATCATATTATCAGTGATTGCTGCAGCAGATATAATATTAGTTGCAACTCTGAACGGATCAATATGGATTAGATCAAAGTGTTGAGCATCATTGTAAAAAGACTCCATTCCGTCGTCTTCAACCTGTCCTTGCCTTTCACCACCGTGATCCCTACAAATAAGTACAGATGGATTCTTATCTTTAACGTATTTGGTGAATGATTCTGTGTTCCAATCGTTTACATACCCACCAGAGAAATCAATTTGCCGTCTGGAAGGTATAAAACCAATAGAATGTTTGTGGTTAATAATACAATCAACCACATTTTTACTCATTGGACCAATATAATACTTTGGAAACCTCATTTATTAAGACTTAAGAATAAATTATACTTACCAAAGTAGTATAAGAACATATCAAGTGGGTATTCATGCAATGGAGACATGTTAATCCATATAATAGCAGTTAATATTTCAATGTTTTTAAAGTCTATATCCCAATATACTTCACAAAAATTACGTAAAACCTCCTTACAATCTAAAAATGACTTCTTAACGAACACATCACAACTGATGGTGTCGGAAGTATTGATTGAATATAGTTCCTTTGCCAAGACTTGATGGTTTAGTACTAAATTATGGTTTAATTTTGCAATATCATACCTCATATCACCTGCATCAATACTTCCATTGAAGTCTTGTCGCCAATCAATGAGTGTAAATTCATCATCTTTGAGTAAAATGTTGTCTAAAATAAAATCTCCATGAAATCCAGTGGGTTCTGAACCCATAATTTTATTGAAATCTACTAATTCAAGCATAGAATTGATAGGAGGAACCGTAATTCCGTTAATATCATCCGTCTTATCAATGAGATTGTACTTATCAAGGAATTTATCCACTCTTAAAACTGTTTTGTCCCTATAAAAGGACAGTGCGTTATTTTTAAATGATGCATCCTGCTTGTTTTTCCATAGATGATCAGTTGCCCAGTCCAATAAATGCCTAAAATCCTCTAAACTAATGCCATCAGCAAGTAAATGACCCTCAACATACTTGTATTTGTAGAAGTTTTCAGAACTTTCTACGATTGGAGGTACTAAATGCTTTAAATTTTGGGTTCTTGAGATTCTGTCGGAGCAAATCTTCTTATTTTCAAAGAATTTGATTACATGATTGTTGACAATAAAGATATTTTCATTATCCTTATCCAATACATTGATCGTTCCTTTTAGGACTGAACGTGTTTTCTTTAAAGAATCCATATTTCCCATATCATACCACTCATCAGTAGTAAAAACCCTGAAATTATCCATTTTACGGATGATATGACAGTCACTTAAATCGCTAGTTTTAACTGTATTGAGTATATTTCTACAATTTTGCCAAAATATTTGGTAATCTTTGATGCCAGATACCCCAACATACACATAATCAAAGTTCTGTTCACCCTTTTCATTGATAGAAACGATCCATCCATTCACACAGTTCACTGTTCTGTATGCCTGACTATTATCGCCTATACCGCCTATAGACCAGTTCGTAGTAAAATCTACCTTATCAATATAATTGCTGCCTAGAATGGTATCACAAGCGTGAAAGATGAAAGGACACTGTAGTTCCTCCTCACAATGAGAGATAGAATAGAGTAAACTACTTCCTTCACCCATATAATTATCAACTTCTACAAATTTTATTGATCTTTCTGGATGTGCAAGTGTTAAATACTGCTTCACATGCGATCCATAATGCCCCAGAGTCACGATAAACTCAACCTCTGAGGGGTAAGATTCAATTATATGTGAAATTGCAGGTTTATCACCAATACGAACAAGACTTTTATTGGTAAACTTTGTTAGATTTCCTAATCTAGAACCTAATCCACTTGTAGTAAGTAATACTTTATACTCTTCCATACTTATCTTCCAACCTCACAATGTCATCTTCACCAAAATAAGTACCTAATTGCACTTCAATAAACACTACATCTTCAGTTCCATTGTTTATTGGTTGATGTTTACCTAATCTAGAGATGTTTATGGTATCTCCAACTCCATAATCCTTTAAAATATCATTATAACGCACAGTACAAACGCCCTTTACGATAATCCATACCTCACTTCTTTTATAATGATACTGATAACTAGGGGATTGACCAGGTTTAACTACAATCTTTTTAACCTTAGTATAATCTTCATCTAAAAGATTAGTATAAGATCCCCACGGTTTTGTAACTTCTTCCATATCTTCTTAGAGTTATAAACTATTATATCATATTCATAAGTATTTGCACATCGTAAAGATCGATTGCCCCAAATTAGAATTAGTATGGAATGTAGATTCATCATACTCTTGCATATAATGAATTGGAACACCATTCTCAATCAAACGATGATTCAATGCGTGTGTAATACCACCACTATCCTTCAGTTCATTTATACTCTTTACAAACCCATCCAAGTAATTCTGAGGGAATACAAAGAGATTATCATCACAATTACCTGATTGATGTTGAATAGGTATATTAAACTTCGATTTATCAATGTTTACCACATTAAAAGACCTCAACCAACGTAAATCAGGTCGAGTAATTACGATCAAATCATATCGAGTTTCACGGTTGCTGATCATCCGAGCGAGGTTCCCGTGGTGCTCAAACTGTGCCTCCCAAGTCGAACGAGTTAGAAAACTTCCATCAATATAACCCCACTCTATCTTACCTAAATGCTTCCCATAAAGATCTCTAAGTTCCGTATCACAAATATTATAGGTACTAAAAAAGAAATCAATGTCCTCGAAGTAATCCAAAAACATTGATTTATGATTCTTTATGGTGCTCTCTACGAGACTTAGCGGTGAACTAAAACTGCCCTTATAAGCAATTGCTACTTTACTCATCTTCTAGTATCTCAAAACTAATTTCATTGGGGTGCGGAGTACCTGTCTGATAGTACTCCAATGCAAAATCCTCCATTAAATCAAAGTATTCCATTTGACTTATATTCGTAAAGATTACTTTACCATCACGGAGGACGTTATACCGACTCGTCATCTCTATCTAAAAAAACATTTAAAGGATGATCAAAACTTAAACCAATCGATGTATCTGAATCTCTACGCTCAAGTTCTAATAAACATTGCATAGACAAATACCAGAGTTCCGCATTGGATTTCTCTGGCATATGTAACTTAACCCACCTTTTGATTGCTTGTGAGGATTTGCTAGCCATCTTAGATAACTCTTGTTTTCTCGTGACCAACTCTAATACGTGGATCGCACCATATTTCAAAACCTGCTTCCTTTGCATCTAAGCAGAATGACACATCTTCTCCACACATATCTTGTACTTCACCCGATTCAAATACCTGCATCTTTGGAGCAAACCAAGGATAAGGTAGACCCTCGTGTTCAAATACACCATTCTTAATCAGTAACCAACCAAAACCAGTATAATCAACTGTAAATGGTTTTGTACGCTTTGTAATTGTATCACCTGTTTCGTGATTCATTACTCCACCATTTGTTCTGAAATCATCTTCCTCTAACCAATGTGCAACTGATGTTGTCTTACCATCTTCAGTCATATACCAACCAGCAGCAATATCTTGATCCATTAGAACCAACTGCCAGAACTTCTCACTATTAAAAACAATATCTGAATCAATCCATAATTGCCAATCATAATTTAACTGACCATCCCAAGGTTTCTGATTCGGACCTCTGAGAACATTCGCTCCTAAGCACTTACATCTTGCGAAGTTAACCATTGACGAATAATCTTGAGAGATCTGTATCGAAGCACCCGCTTGGACAAGATCAAAGCATAACTGTACAAAACTCTTCAAAAATGCATATGAAACACCACGACCAGGTAAACAGAATACTACTGTCTTACCCTTCACCATCTCCCTTGCTTTATCAAAATCCCATTCGGGTTCTTTCTTGACAATTGGAGATTTTGCTTTTACTGTAAAACCTTTTGCCATAACGTTGTGTAATTACTCACTTATCATACATCAATATAGTTATATTGTCAATATGATGAATCAATATATTGTTCATTGGGGATATCCGTAACTTCTGTATATGATACCTCTTCCTTATAATATGACTTGTATAATCTTCCCCATATAACATCAAACTCCTCTTCATTCAAATCCTTAAACAAACAACGATCATTTAAGTATATGTGAAAAGTACTCATTCTGCCTCTTCAATACAAACAATATCTGAATCTTGTATCCAGTTTAATTCCATACCTTCATACCATCCCATATCATTAATCAACCACTCAGGTATCGTTATCTTATATTCATCTGTAACTGGATCGATCTCTATAGGGCAAATATTTTGGTCGGGATTTTTTCTCATTACAAGTATTCTCTTTTTGAATTATATATCATTTACGGTTTTCTCGCAAGTCGACTCTGTGGGCATTTTTATACTAGGAAAAAAAATTTGAGTTCCATTGTGATATTGTTCTCGCTTCCGTAACACTTTGTAGGTTAGGGTAGTTAGGCGTTTTTATATCGGGCGGGGGCGGCGAACCCCCACGGACGGGGGCACTGCCAATACACGAACCCACTGTGCCAGTTAGGTCGCTGACCCCTGTCTCACCATTGCTCTGCGGTCTGCCTTATACTGTCTCTTTGCCCTTGCGATTACACCGTCAAGGTCTTTGACCATACATTTGCCCAGACCCCGTGCCTTTGTGAAAGTCATACCGCCGCCTGATGATGCTCTCAGAACTGCTCCCTTCACATTAGTGTCAGTTGCTCTTACTGTTCCGATTGCTTTTGCCATAGAGTTCATTGCTTTAATACTCTTATTATAAGGGGATAGGGGAACGAATGGGGGAAGCGTGTGCCACTTCCCCAACTGTCACGCTTAGAAGTTGTTACAGAATACGTACCCGTCGTCCGTGATGCTGTAGTCGTATGATAGAGCATAGTCCCAAGATGCTTGCCAGTCGATTTGCACCCAAGTTGGAAAGTCTCTCATACCATAGCAGTCGTCGACCAACTGTTCAGCGAAGTCAGCACCACTGTCATAAATGCCCTGATACGCCTCCTCAAAGTGCTCAACTGAGTCGATGTAGAAGTCTTCGCAAAATGCGTCGACTGCGTCCTGATCGTACTCGTCACAGACTCTGCGGTACTCTCTGAAGTGCTCAAGGTCAGAAGTTGAGTAGTTACCAGAGTCAAGGAATTCTATTATCTGGTCTTTTGTGAAGTCGCCGTCCATAAGTCCAGAGACAAGGTCTTCTATCTCTTCCTGATAGTCCTCTGCATCCTCTTCCCATTCGTTGAGGGTGTCTTCCATCCATGCACGTAGTTCAAGGTCTGTGATGAATAGGGCGTTCTCTTTGCCTACCTGTGTGATTCTATAAGGTAGCATTTTGTGCTCTTCAAGTGATAGGTGGTCACCGTTAGAGAATGATTTGATGTTGAGGAAAGTTTGAGTCATTGCTGCTCTTTGTTTGGGATGTCTTTAGTATAATGGAAAAGGGGCAGTTGCCTACCCCTGAAATGTTAAGAAAATCAGTCTTTGTCGCTGATGTTCCAATGTCCTGCAGGATGGGACTTGAATTCCCAGTTCTGCTCTTGTAAACTTCTTAATGCTGCCATAACTGCTTTATCCTTCTTTGCTGTTTCATTCATTAGAACAGCACCGCCAAATTCAGGAGTGAGGTCAGATTTAAAAGTCATTTGTTTCTTATTCATATTCTTATTATAAGCACAGATATTTGATAGTGGTGTGTCAGTTGTGCCAGTTCATAAAGTGGCATAGTGTCTCTCTATTTCAAATTTTAATAGGTTAGAATGAAGATAGAACCTATTTTAGGGAATGAGTAGACAAAAAAAAGAGGGTTTAAAACCCTGCTTTTTTAATGATGTTTAAAAACCTTTGCCTTTTTGTTTGGCGGGTTGCAACATATTTGTAAGTTCTTTTGTTGAACTTAACCTCTTTAACCTTTCCAGTTTTTACAAGGTTTTCTCTTATCATTGCTCTGTGACCATCCTTTCTATACTCTAAGTAATTGAATGATGGATGAGTTCTGTCAATGATCTCAGTTAATGTGAGTCCTCCAGCGTGTGACTCAATTGCTTTAAGAATTGTTCTACTTGTTGGGAAGTTTTTCATTTGGGAGTTATGTAACTTGTTATTAATATAATACATCATTGACTGTGCTTGTCTGTGTCAGTTGTGCCAGTTTAATAAGTGGCACAAGATAGGATGACTTTGGTTGCTGCTCCATTATAATAAGAGTAACAAATCAAAGAGGTGCGGGGTAGCACTGATGACAAAAATCTTCGACACTCAGGGAGTCGTCTTTTTTTTATAAAAGACCAAAAAAAGAGAGTCTTATGACTCTCTTATATAAAAGGCGTCTTCGTAACACTGCGTCTGATGTAAGTCATTTAATGTTGCGATGCAGTTGTTCACTATGCGTCGTATGACTTGCCTGGTAGGCGTTGAGGCATAGTCCTCAGTAAATGGTGCATACTCCTTAATGATTCGGTTGACGCAAATGCTAACGTCGCTGGTTCCGATCTCTTCAACATCCGTGAACATAAAGTCAACATTGTCGGAGATGATTTCAAAAAGCATAACTGTTTTTGTTGTTGTTTTTATTATAGGAAAGTAAAGGGAGATTTAAACCTCCCTTGTGACACTTTGTTTACTGGCACATTGCAAGGAATTTATCCATTGCTTGCTGCTTTGCTATTTGAACAGCATCACCATAAAAAGGTGAGTCGCCTTTAATGCCTATTTCCTCCAATGCCTCCTCAAATAAGTTTTCAAGGATTTCGGTGTTTACTGGGTGGGACATAATTAAAAATCGGTTAGGGCGTTTCTTCGCCTTGTTGTCCTTATTGTAAACCCACTTTTAGTGGTTTGGGGTGTAGGTTGTGCCACTTTATGAACTGGACTAATGTCCTGTTCATATTGTAAGATGGCATCGTATACTATAGGGTCAAGGGACTGCATTAGTAGTCTGTTGATGATTTTAAAAAGGTGTCGAAGTCTGTCTCTTGATCTTCTTGGATGCCCTCGTTAATGAGAGCATCTAAAGCAGAGTCAGCGTCAAATAAGAAGTCGTCCATTAGTTTGTAAGAATAAGACCGTCGAAGTATGCTTGTGGTTGCTCTTTGGCAAGGACACCGTCTAACCACTTGTTAATATGGCGACTAGTGGTTGCTGACCACTTCTTAGAAGTTTTGTAGTAACCATTTTCGGTTAATGATGCCACGGGTGTCTCATAACTGAAAAGAACTGACGTCCCGTTAGCGTAATCAATTTGGGTTTGATTGTTACCAAGTTTGCGGAGTTGCATAAATGAATTCCTTTGAACTGATTTAATAATAAAATGGAAAGGGGTATTTTTCAACCCCTAGTGTGCCAGTTTAGATACTGGCACTTATTCGATCCCAAACTTCAGAGAATCGTGTAGAGTTGAAATTCTCATTCATTTCAGGATCTTCTTCAAAATCCTCATCCCATTTCTCTGGGAGATCGAATGTGTAAGCAATGCAAAAAACTTCATTGATTACTCTTAAATCTTCTTTGCTGAGATTCATTGGTTTGTTTGTAACTGATTTAATAATAAACCCCCATCAGATGAAATGGGGGTTATGTGTGCCAGTTCTTAAACTGTCACCCAATCGGGTAATCCCCACCCTCCTAATGCCTCTTCTTTGCGATACATTAGGCGTTGATAGATTTTAATAATCTCTCTAAACTCTTCTATCGTTAAATCATCACCCTCCCAACTCTCAAGATAATCAATATTATCTGAATCAGGTGTGCCATCTATAAAAGTTGGGCAACTGCAAAAATCTCCATCAGGTGAGATCCAAAAAGTTCTTCCTAATAGTTCCGATTGAATCATTTTTCAAGATTGCTTTGGTATGCCCTATTATTGCTCATATTTCAGGGCAGTGCAATACTCAGTGTGCCAGTTTAAAAAGTGTCACAAGGTCTGTTGATTTCCGTGTTGGTTGGACTATAATATGTGTATAAGAGGAAAGGAGCAGTGATGTAACTGCTAGATCAATATTCGACACTCCCCCTGCGATGAATTATTATTAGTAACAAACTGAAACAAATATTAATGCCTATGTGACAGTCGACAAACTGGCACAAGGTGGGTTGCTTTTTCTTTGGTTTCTGTTATTATATAAGTATCTGATTTAATTCGGAGACCCTGTTGTGCCAATTCATAAAGTGGCACACAGTCTCTTGCTGTGCCAGTTCGCAAACCTGCACATCAGGCGTTGCGTATGATATGCACATGTGTTATAATGTATGTGCGTATCTAGATGTGCCTGTGCATACTTGTGCGTATCTAGTGCATGTATATGTGCATCTAGTTTGCAGTATATGAGAGAACAATCTCGAACTTAAATCTAGTTG